GTTAAAACACCGTCATTGGCAAATGACCACTGCGTTGTGCCGCCTGCTACTTTAAGATATACGTGAGTGTCTGACTCAATGTTTAATTCACCATCAGTAGTCTTGATGGTCATCTGTTCTGCTTCTAAGATATCACTGTTAATACTAAAGTCACCTAAGTCAGTGTTACTGCCAAATTCATACTCGACGTCATTGGCTTTAGGACTAACAATGAAAGGAATCTGCACCCAGTTGCTGCCGTCAAACGTTTCGTTAACGTCGGGTCCTACATAGGCATACATTGAGTTGCGTTTGTTGATATCAGCAATAGCCTGTGTCCATATACCTTGCTCATCAATGTTGATACCATCAATGTATCCATCGTTATCTATTTGATCTACACTATATTCTGCTTTAACATATCCAACCGGGGAAGCGGTAAGGCCAGCACGAATGCTGTAGTCGTAGGCATCAGTAACAAAAGGCACGCCACCGAATGTGTATATTTGATCTGCTGTGTCTTCTACTTCTTCAGCAAATAAAGTTGTAGCACGAGTAACACCTGGCAATACCAATTTACCTGTAGTAGATTCTGTAATAACACTGTTACCAATAGTAACAGATCCCGGACCTACATAAATGTGTCGCACACGAGCAGCCGGTGAACCAATGTCTTGTAAGTTGTCACTACCTGGAATAAAATTACCGTCTACGCCAAATAGCCATTCTTTTGTAGTTAAACTATCTGCGGCATTGCTACGAATAGTAACTATACCTTGACTTCCTACTTTTAAGTTAGTGTCGATAGTTTCTAAGTAATTGCCAAATGGCAGAGTTAAGACGCCATCTATTGCAAATTCCCAATCTTTATTACTAGTTCCATTGTCTGTTCTTACAAGAACTCTGCCGTCATTGCCATATACGTTAACTGATGCAGTGTTTGTTGTTAGTGATCCGGCACTGACCAATTGTAATGCATCATCTTTAGTAATTACACCTGAAACTGTTAGACGCCCATCTGTGCCAAGTGTAACTTCGTTGAGACCGTTGACTAATTTATTAGGAATTGCTGTAGTTTGAATGCTAGTATCTGGCCATGTTATACTACCGTCGGTATTAAATGTCCAGGACTTTTCAAATCCTGTACCAAAGGCAGTTTGTACTCTTAGGCCGCCGCCGACATCTAACGCAGAGTCGCCTGTCGGTGCTAATGTTAACTTAGATTCTCTATTACCAGCGTTTTGGTACGTTCGTAGAAGCATTGTACTGCCAGGCTGCAAACTAGCCGTGTCAGCATTAAATGTAAAGTTGCCAGTATTAGCGCTGCCGCCACCGGATATGTCTAATGTAACAGCATTACCTGCCGAACTTGCAGTAACTCCTGCTCCAGTGAATACCAATGTAGCAACATTCGATATTTCAGTATCATCAGGAGTAATAACAGTTAACGGTGTTCCACCTAGTACACTTGCACCAGTGCTATCAACAATGTCGCCGCCTGCTGGTAACTTAAAATTACCACTCTCTTCAAAAAACCATTGCTGTTGCGACGGACCTACATTGGTAACGACTGCTACTAATCTATCTGAAGTCAGTGTTACTGATTCTAAACCAGTTTCTGAAAATATAGAAATCCCAGTATCTTTATTCCAGTTAGAATAAAGATTTAAACCGTCTGCTGTGCCTTCGACTTCTTGCGTTGTTACTCTTGTAAATTGAACACTGTCTGTAGTGTTTAATGATTGGTCGTACGTTGGACCAGGGTCGCCTTGTGGGCCCGGATCGCCCTGTGGTCCTTGATCGCCGGTGTCGCCCTTATCGCCCTTAACACCTTGTAAACCTTGTGGACCAGTATTACCTGCAACACCCTGTGGACCTTGTAGACCATTACTGCCGTTTGCTCCGGCTGGCCCTTGTAAGCCTTGTAATCCGTGTTCGCCTTGTGGTCCTGGATCGCCCTGCGGGCCTTGTAAACCGCGCTCTCCTTGTAAACCACGTTCACCTTGAATACCTTGCGGTCCAACAATTCGACCAATATTTTCCCAAGTGCCTGCGGTTGTTCTAAAGTATAAGTCGCCGCCGTTTGATTCTGTTACTACCCATGCATCGCCAACTTGTGGGTTAACTACAGTTGATAAGTTTGATATTAATGCAAGAGTTCCTTGTAGAGATACACCAATACCTTGGGCACCAGTATCTCCCTTGTCTCCCTTGTCTCCTTTTAATCCGCGTTCACCTTGTATACCAGGAAATCCTCTTGGGCCAGTTTCACCTCGCTGTCCTTGCTCACCTTGATTCCCCTGTGCGCCTTGTGGGCCAATTGGACCAACTGGTCCTGCGGCACCTTGTATACCTTGAACACCCTGTGCTCCACGAACACCCTGTGGACCTTCTGCGCCTGCGGCGCCATCTACACCGTTAAGTCCTGGAAAACCTCTAGGACCTACATCTCCCTTTTCCCCACGATCTCCCTTTTCCCCTTGCGGCACTGTAACCCAACTTACAACAGTGCCGTTAGTAGTTAAGAACTTATTTTCATTACCTGTTTGATCCGGAAGAGACGCAGTTCCGCCACCAGCGCCTGCATATAGTTCATCAAAGTTATCATTTACTTTTTTAAACGCATCGCGGATGATGTCGCCGTCTTTGCTATTAGCACTTGTGCCAATGTTAATTACTTGTTTTGCCATATTTTTGTTCGTCCCAAGGCTCTCTTTAATAGTATTTATCGTACGCTAAATATAATACTATGCCACGCTTATCACTTTACCGCCCACAAAAAGGGTCAGATTACAAGTTTATCGACCGCACTGTCTACGAACAATTTCAAGTAGGCGGTGTAGATGTGTTTCTGCACAAATATATAGGTCCAACAGACCCTAGTGATCCTAATAAAGCAATGGGCTCAACTTCAATTCAGGATGTACTTTTCTTAGAAAACCGCGATAGAAAGTATGATGCAGATGTGTACAACTTGCGTGGCGTATACAATGTACAAGATACGGATTTTAACCTAAGTCAGTTTGGGTTGTTTTTACAAAATGACACAGTATTTTTAACTGTGCATATCAACAATACTGTAGATATCCTAGGCAGAAAAGTAATGTCAGGTGACGTTGTCGAGTTGCCCAACATGAAAGATGAATATGCAGCCAACGATTATGCGGCAGCATTAAAACGTTTCTACGTAGTTGAAGATGTTAACCGTGCAAGCGAAGGATATAGTGCTACATGGTACCCGCATCTTTATAGATTAAAACTAAAACCTATCATTGATAGCCAAGAATTTAAAGACATCCTTGAACGCCCAATGGATGAAGAAAACTTTGCAGGCGATTATAATTCTGATAGAACATATTATCCCGGTGAAGTTGTGCGTTTTAATGGCACACTTTACTATGTAATTGATGCCGTAGGACCTGCAGGCACTACTCTAACACCGCCAGATTCAACTGCATGGGCGGAATATGTTAATACTACGCTTCGTGATGTTATGAGTACATACGAAAAAGAAATGCAGATTAATAATGCTGTAATTCTTGAAGCAGAATCTGATGCTCCTAAGAGCGGTTATGACGTTAGTCATTACTTTACCCTAGCGGTAGATCCAGATACAGGTCGTCCTATTATTAATACCGCAGATACTTCGCAAAACTTAGCATCTACATTTAACATTGGCGACGAAGCCGCTACGCCAGTAAGAGAGGGCTATACTGGTTACTTAATGGGCGATGGACTTGCACCCAATAGTCCAGAAGGTCAATTTGGTTTTGGTATACAGTTTCCGCAAGCGCCGCTCACAGGCGATACATTTTTGCGCACAGATTACTTACCAAATAGACTATTTCAATGGGACGGTATTCGTTGGCTCAAACAGGAAGACAATGTGCGAATGACCTTAACTAATAACGATGAACGACAAACACAAAAGACGTCGTTTGTTAACAACGCATCCAAGAGCGGCATTGTTATGATCAAAGGCGATGTTATAGATATGAATAGAGATCCAATGTTTACATCTGGCAATGGTACTGTTGATTTTGAAATTAGAAGCAACGGATTGTATGTACTAACTGATATAAATTACAGTGCTGATTTGTTAGTTGAAGTATGGGTCAACGAAAGCGGTAAAGCCGTAAACATTACTAAATCTAACGAAAGTGGAAAATTATCTTTTGTTATAGGACATCCAGAAATTACGGATGCAAAACTTCGTTGGACAGTATATGATGGTGTTGTTGAACAAAGACAAAGCCTAAGCAAGGCTTTACGTAAAATTAAACCGCAGGCGGACAATTAATTATGCAATGGTTTTATGATGGACAAATTAGACGCTATGTGGGACAGATAATTCGCACACTTAGCGGATTTAAATACCAAGCGGCAGACGGTAAACAAGTAACTGTACCTGTAACTTATGGTGACATGAGTAGACAAGTTGCTAGTATTATCAAAGAAGGCAGTGAAAATAAACTACCAAGCGCACCACGCATTGCGGTTTACATTAACGATTTACAGTTAGACCGAACTAGATTAGCAGATTCAACACACGTAAGCAAAGTACACATCCGCGAACGAGCAAAGATTTATGATAGTAACGGCAATGTAACTGGCTATGAACCTACGCAAGGTTCTGGTTATACAGTTGAGCGTTTAATGCCAACACCTTACAAACTCACAGTTAAAGTTGACATTTGGTCTACCAATACTGATCAAAAATTACAAATTATGGAACAGATTTTAATGCTGTTCAACCCAAGTTTAGAACTGCAAACTACAGACAACTATATTGACTGGACCAGTATCAGTGTACTAGACTTAACTAACATTAATTTTAGCAGTAGACAGATTCCGCAAGGCATTGACAGTGATATCGATATTGCTTCACTGACTCTTGAAAGTCCTATCTTTATTAGTCCTCCAACTAAGGTCAAACGACTAGGTGTTATTCACGATATTGTTATGAATATACACGATGAAAGTTATAGTTTAGATGTTACTGAAAAAATTAATATTGGTGGGTTTGATGTATTTGTCTATTATAATACAAATACTGGACAATACTTTGCAGAATTATTAGACCCTAAAGATATTATTGCCGCACTACCTGAAGATGCGGCCGCGGCGTGGGCGAAAACAGGAACAGATATCAATTGGCGTATTTTATTAGATCAATATGCAGGTAGGTTCCGTGCCGGATCTAGCCAAATTTTCCTTACACAAGTCAATGGCAATGAAATAGTGGGAACTCTAGCATTATATCCGTTAGACGAGACCAAGTTAGTTATTAACTTTGACCAGGACACTTACAATACTAATTCATTAATTGTAAATGATTTAACTGGAATTACTAGAGGCACTATTGATGCTATCATTAATCCAGAAACTTTTAATCCAGGTGAGCCTGTTGGGAATCCTAGATACTTGTTATTAAACGATATTCCACAAGGTAATACTGCATGGGGCAATTTTACCGCCGCGGTTAATGATGTCATTGAGTGGGACGGTTTTAACTGGACTATTGCTCAGGCTGCTGTTGACATAGATCAAGTGCTCTACATAACTAATCTACGCACTGGCGTGCAATACAAATACGAAGACGGTGAGTGGACTCGCGCATTTGAAGGTGAATATCAGAAAGGATCTTGGCGTATCGTACTGTAACTAAGTACGAGTATGAAAGATCAAATTGTTTGCTCGGGCGCATTATTTTACTCTAAATCTACACGCAGAATTTTGTTATTGCAAAAAGCAACAGGTAAACATGCGGGCACATGGGGACTTGTAGGCGGCACAAACATCGAAGGCGAGAGTGCTTGGCAAGGCTTACAGCGAGAAATCCAAGAAGAAATTGGATTAATGCCCAGTATCAAGAAAACAATTCCACTAGAAACATTTGTCAGTAACGATAGTGTGTTTAACTTTCATACATACCTTTGCGTAATTGACAGCGAATTTATTCCTACACTAAGTAGTGAACATCAGGGATGGGCATGGTGTAGCATAGATGGTGCACCAAAACCCTTACACCAAGGATTGCGTAGTAGTTTTAGTAACAAAACAATACGCACAAAACTTCAAACAGTTTTTGATATAGTTGAGTTGATATAAAAAATGCCCCTTGCGGGGCATTTTTGTTTTACATACGTCCTACGACGACTTCTATAACTCCACTCTCTCCGTCAAAGTCTTCCAATGCTTTACCAATTACTTGGCCCATCTTTGGATCTTCTTCAGCGCGAGCGTAGCCATTGCCTGCGGCAACTAGCATATCACCTTTACGGATCTTACCAACGACCTTACATGGTACACGACCTTGTAGAGCAATTGCCGCTACAGTTTCGCCTTGCAATCCTTCGTTCATCAAGTGTGCTGGGTTAGTAGAAACAACACCTGCTACACAGCGTGTACCGTCTGTAGCCAATGTTACTTCAGCATCTCCACCAAACATAACAACCGTACCTGCTTCGTACTTGACATCGCCTAGATAGTTTTCTGCCAAGTCAGCGTAACGTGCTGTTGTTGCTGTACCACGGAACAAGTTAGCATAAATGTCTGAACTTGCATCGCGTAATGCAACGGTGTTAGCACTACTTGCTGTAGAGCCTGCATAATCTGTTGCAGTTACACGAATGTTTGTAGCACTAGTTGCTAGACCACTCAATGCGGCTGTGATTGTACCTGCACTAAAGTTGCCTGATGCATCTCTTGCAACAACAGTACTACCTGTGTTAGCGTTAGTTGCGTTTACGGCCAATGTGCTTGCGGCACTACCGTTGAATGTTGTACCAACACTCCATGTTAGGAACGAACCTGCTGTTAGACTGTTCAAGTTACTACCAAGTGCAATACCACTAATTGTACTATTTGCTAGTTTAGCGTTAGCAATACTACCTGCCAACATTGTGTTAGTTACGCTACCAGTATCGCCTGTTGTAACGATTGTACCGTCAACGTTTGGAACTGTTAGTGTACGTGTAGTGTTAGCCGATACGCTTGACAACTGGAAGGCCATTTTCTTAGTGTTATCAACATCGTCTTGGAACAATGTTGATGCATCTGTAAATGTCTTGTTAGTAAATGTCTGTGTACCTGTTAGTGTAGCAACTGCACTAGTAATACTAATTGTACGTGCGGCTCCACCGTTGAACGTTGTACCACTGTCTAATTGTAAACCAGTACCTACTGTTAAGTTATTTGCCAAACTTGCTGTAACTGTTACGTTATCACCGAGGTTAACTAGCGAACCGTTTAGAGTAATACTACTGTTAGCCAACTTGCTATTTGGAATACTTCCAGCAAGCATGTTATTAGACACTGTACCAGTATCGTTAGAGCCAATTAATGTACCACTTGTTGGTAATGTAACACTAGTTGTGTTAGTTACTGCAATACTTGTGTTAAACGCACCAGTAGTTGTTAAGTTACCGCCAAGAGTAATAGTCTTAGTACCGTTGTTTACACCTGTACCACCGTAAGCGCCAGTAATTACACCAGCGTTCCATGTACCACTTGTTACAGTTCCTAAGCCAGTTAAACTAGAGTTAACAACAGCAGAACCTAATGTAGTTGCATTCAATACTACAGCATTGTTAATCTTGAATGATTTGCCAGTAGCAATATTCAAGTGTTCACTGCTGGTCCAGTTAGTGTTGGTCAAGTCCCATAGTAATGTATGGTCCGTAGTACCCTTAAGAATAATACCACCGCCGTCTGCTGCCGCATTAGTTGGAGTATTGATATTTGCTAACTGAATTGCATTGTCTCTAATTGTTACACTAGTTGCGTTAATTGTAGTATTAGTACCGCTGACAGTTAAGTCGCCGTTAACTGTTAGGTTGTTACGAACAGTAGTTGTACCACTATTATTAGCACCCATTGTTAAGTTAGTTGCGGCGCCTGCAAAGTTAACTGTAGTTGCAGTAGCATCGATTAAGTTAAATGTTGTTGCAGTAGTTGTGATGTCGCCACCGTTTAC